ACAGTTCCAATTAAAACATTATATTCAGAAGGATTTCCACAAGCAGATATAACTGGTGGAACAATATCAATTGATTTAAGAGATCTTTATTTTCATTTTGAATCGATGCCAGCACCACAACTTTTTATAACTAATGTTTCTTTAAGTTATGCAATATCATTATTATTAGATTATATTGGTTTTAGTAATTATGTTTATAAAAGAAACTTTGGAGAAAAAGATCCAATAATTCCATATTTTTTTGTTGGTCCAGACAGAAATCTTGCAGAAGTATTAAATGACTTAGCGGTATCAACACAAACCTCAATGTTCTTTGATGAATATAATAATTTTGTTGTAATGAGTAAAAACTATTTAATGCCAAGTGCAACAGAAAGATCTTCTTCTTATAAATTTATTGGTTCTCCAACACATATAAAAGAAAACATAACTAAAAATAAAAAAATAATATCAAACAATCTTCCAAATATTGTTTCAATAGCATCTCAAGATAAAAAAATTTATAATGATGGTAAAATAACATATAAATCAAGATATATTGATAAGACGTATACTGCACTGGGAGAAGAAACTGCGTTAAGTGCAGAAAATAAAAACTGGGTGTATAAGCCGTCTAAGTTATGGGAAATAGTAGATATAGAAGAGTTACAAAAAGAAGGAAAAACAACTGGCTATACTCTTTCAGCACTTACACTTAATCAAGAACTATCTAATAGTTTACCAATAGTAGAAAATAATATTTTAATAAACAATACAATAGATTTTGGTGAAAGCACTTATTTAATTGTAAGACATAAAGGATATTTATATGCTAATGGAGAGATTATTAAATATGATGCTGTTGAATATAATGTAGATGGAACTGGAAATGTATGGATTAGTAGTGACTCAGAATATAAATATTATTTAAACAATTTACCATATAATGGAAAAATATATCATACTGGTCGTGTTAGAATTTTTGCAGAACCATATTATGAAATAGTAAACAATGTAACTAGAATGCAAAACGGTGCAGTGGCAAAACATGGCAGAGGTCAGTTTGGAACTCAAGTAACGTCTCATTATTCTGGACTACAGGATTATTGGACAGATCAGGCAAATAGAAAAGGCTGTGAAATGCAATCACAATATTTGTTTGGTTCAACAACATTTGACGGATCAGTTACTACTGGAGCAGCAGGAGTTAGTAATGATTTAGCAAAAAGAGGAACTGTTAATGGAATTGTTAAAAGATATTTATCTCAAACAACATTAACAGAATCTGAAATATTAAAAATTAATAAAATTGACCCAAGCAAAAATAAAGGAGTTGTGCAATCTTCTGCTTTAATTATTAAAGGACCAAACTTTACAACAACAGATCCAAAACCATTAAATCATATTAGTTATGTTTATAAAACATTAGAAGATAGGTTTAAACATTTTGGAACTAGGATTAGAATTATTGGTGCAAATATTGGACAATCTCAAGATGAAAATGGTAAAGTTTATACAAAAGTAACCACGCTAGATGGAACAACATACTATCAATCAAATGCCAGTTCTCCAAATCAAAGTACCAACGTATCTGGAAATTCTGGTGGCATTGCAGTTTTGTTAAATTCTGAAACAAATAATGGATATTATTTTGAAGTAATTTCTTTAGATAGTGGAACAAAAGATAATGCTAATATTATATTTTATAAAATAAATAAAGATTCATCGTCATCAAATGCAATACCAGAATTGCTTTGGAGTGGAACTGGAAATATTTTATCAGATTCTGGAAATTTTGTGGGAGTATCTAGAAAATATCAAGAAAACAACCCAACCGTATATGATTTATCTGTAGAATATTTAGACAATGTATTAAATACAAACTCAAGAAGATTTTTCTTATATATAAATAATGTTTTGATTGCAACAGTAGATGACAAAAATCCTTTACCAAAATACAATGATATTGCTTTATTTACTCGCGGAGCATCAAAATGCATGTTTGAAAATATTTTTGCAATGACAGAAAACTATTCTCAAAATACTGGTGAATTTATTACTGAGCCAATGGCATCAGTTTTTGGAGGGGATCTTGTTTCATCTAATCAATCATTAAATAAGTATGCATTAAGCGGAATATTTCAACAAACATATTTATCTGGAATAAGTGCAGCAGAGCCAAACAAATTTAAAATTTATTTTGAAGAGTTTGGAACAATTATGAGAGAGTGTGCATATTTTAATATTAGATTTGATAATGCCTATCCAGCACTTTCGGCACAAATTATTAAAATGCCAGATAAAGTAAAAGAATATATTGTTTCAGGATTTCAAGCAGATGCATATGGTGCAGAATTTTTAATTTTTAATGCAACAGATTCAATACTTGGATTAGGTACAGAGTCATATAATTTTGTAAATATTAATGGAATTGCATTTACACAAGATGGATCTGCAGAATTAACTGTAGATGATTATTTCAAAAAACGATCAAGTTTCTCAGATCCAGAATTAAAAGGAAACAACATAGTATACTCCCCACTGATTGAAAAACAACAATATGATAATATTAAAATAAGTAGAATGACATATGGCAAAAATGAATTTTCAATAGAAAGCGATTATATTCAAAATTCTGATGATGCAGAAAATTTAATGGGTTGGATAGTAAGCAAATTAATGACACCTAAAAAAGCAATTGGTGTTAATATATTTGCCACACCAATATTACAATTAGGAGATATAGTTTCAGTTGATTATAAAAATCAAGAAGGTATAAACTTAGTTACATCAGATACTTCTAGATTTATTATTTATAATATAGAGTATGGTAGAAGCAACAATGGTCCACAAATGACAGTATATTTGAGTGAGGTGTAATATGTCAGATGACTATATGGGAGTTCCTGGATTAACAGCACCTGGAACAACACCAACATATACAAATACAAATCCAATTGGCACAAACAACGGCTCATATAATAATTTTTCTGATGATTATATGGGAGTTCCAGGATTTCAAATTCCAAGCAATCAAACAAATCCATCTACTTATGTTGCACCAATTCCGCCATCACCTTCAATACCAACAAATAGTGGTGGCAATATTAGTTATAGTCCTTCAGTATCATCAGTTACAGTTAAATCTCCAGTAAAAATAGCAACGCCACAATATGTTGATTTTAACGAAGCATCTTTAAATCCAATAGGAATAGATGTAATTAAATATTTATTTTTTGAACAAATAAATGGACAACAGTTATTACTGCTAAGTAATACTAATTTTGTTAATCCAGAAAATATTGTTTATCAGCCAATAATAAATATTGCTAATTTTAAAACAAACTATGATCCTAAAAAAATAATAGCGCTTCAAGATACATCAGATACGTATTTTTTAAACTTTCCCATTAAATTAAATAATAAAATTCCAGATGTTCCAACAACGGAAAGCACAAACGAAAAAAATGTTTATATTGCAACAACTCCCAGAACAGATCTTATATATACCGCAGTAGTAACATATTACAATAGATATGCAAGAATAGTTATTGAAATAAAGGATATGGAAAATGATGAAAATGTTGAAATTCAGATTCTTTCAGGTGGTACAATATATACAGACTTAATTGAGGAGTATGCATCATGATAACTAATATTGGAAAAGAGATAGTGGCTAAATATATGCTAGGAACAGCACCAGCATATGCATCGTATATGGCATTTGGATGTGGAGCAAAACCTCTTGGTACAGCAGACGCTCATGATTTTGTTGGATACTCAGAAAAAGAGGTTTTAGATTTTGAAATGTTCAGGGTTCCAATTTCTTCTAGAGGATATGTCTATGAGGATAGTACTAACAAATTAGTTTTTACATCAGAACTTCCAAGCCAAGAAAAATATGAAATAACAGAAATTGGAATATATTCTGCAGGCTCAAATCCAGCAGCATCTGGTTTTGATAGTCGTAATATTGTTTTATTTTCAACTGAAGAAAACTGGCAGTATGTTACTACAACACCAACTGCAATTCCAATATTTTTAGATCCAGATGGTTTAGATTCAAACAATGACAACGTTATAGATGTTGCTTATGATGTATTTCAAACTAATTCTGATAACAGAACATTTTATAAACCAAATAGAAATGAATATCATGAAAGATGTAGATTTTTTAATAATATGGTTATTGTTGCTGGCGATTTTTCTAGCATAAAAGATGCAACTGCATCAACAGATCTTTCTTCCGTATATCATATTTTAAAAACTGGACTTTCTATTAATTTGTCACAAAACTCATTATCTGACAAAATTAAAATTGCATTTTCTTTAATTAATAAAACTGCAAATATAACATTAGATCCAACATATGATGATACAGATAAAGTTAAAATTATTATTGATTTTATTAATACATCCACTAAAAAAGCAAGATTAGTTTGTGAAGTTAATAAAGATGATGATGGAGTTGACTTTACATCAAATAGATACTATGTTATTGAAAAAAATATTTCAGATGCTGTACAGGATAGTGGATTTTCGTGGGAAGATATAACATCAATAAAGATTTACTCATGTGTTGTAGATGGTGGATCATTATCATCTAATTATTATGTTGGTTTAGATGCAATACGTGTTGATAATATAAGTACTCAAAATCCACTATATGGTTTAGTTGCATATACAACTGTTAAGAATTCAACAGAGCAACCAATTTTAAAAGCATCAAATACAAACAACTATATTGAATTTAGGATGGCTTTAGGTGTTCAATAATGGCAGATTCTAATATTAAAAAATCAATTATAGATCCACTCCCAGAATTTAGTGGTGAAACTGGAAAATATAAATTAAGATATAGGATTATTTCAGATGATAGAAATAGAGTTTCACATTGGTCTGAAATTCATGAAATTACAGTACCAAGTGTTACACAACTTACTACAACTTCCTATCAGTCTGTTGTAGAAGAAATAAATCAGCCAGGTGGAAAAAAAATACATGTTGTTAATTTATGGTGGACTCCAAATAATTCTTATTTGTTTAATTACTATGATGTTTATCTTGCTTTAAATAAGGCTGTTGGAGAACCAACAGTGTCTGATTATGAGTATTATGGAAGAGTGTTTTCTCCATCTTTTTCTGTTTATTTAGATGATGATACCACTGATAATTTTAGTGTTATTATTCATTCTCCTACATATGATCGTATTATTAATTCAAATCATATACTTATTAAAACTGCTAAGCATGTGCTATAATTATATATTATGCCACAACTACCAATTCCTCAAAGAGGGCAACCATTAGATGTTGCTTACATCAATAGTATTGTTACAACAATTAATGATCTTGTTAAACAAGTTTCTCCAACATCATCTAATATAACTAAAATAGAAAGAGTTGGCGAAACACCAAATTCTGTACCAACATCACAAGCATCAATTTTTGGCGTAGTAAAAAATATTGCTAATTCTGCAACAGTAACAGCAGGTGAAGAAAAATCTTTTGATATTGATTTTAGTTTTAAGTATCCTCCAATTGTTGTTGCAACTCCTTGGAATAAAGGAAACACTGATTCTGGAAAAAATGTTTCTGTGTTTATTAATAATGTTACAACATCAAAGGCAACCTTGGTTGCAAAATTTTCAGCAGGTGGCTCAGCAACAGTAGATGTTAATGTATTAATTATTGGAATTCCAAATTGAAATGTATAAAATGTAATGGTAGAATATTTATAGATAGGCAGTATACAACTCTAGGTCATATAGAAGTATATTGTATTATATGTGGTAAAAGAAAATTTTTTCATCCACCAGATTCAACAAAAGAGGGAAGATGGGTTTTCGCAAAGGAAGTATTGAGAGCGAAGAGTACAATGAGTCCCCTGTAATCAGTGGGAATAAAACTGTTTGGTTTTTAAATGGTGATCTTGTACGGGTAAAGCATAGCAGTAGATCAAATGGTACTGTTGCTTTATATAATATAAACAAAGATCGTGTAGAAATATGTTTTACACATGAGTTTAAAAAGAAAAGAGAAAAAGCCTACACTATGGGTGAAACAGCAGTATTAATTAATAGGCATAAAAAATATTTGCCTAGTTTAATAAAAAGAGGAGTAATTCCACCACCAGTTGGAAGCACAGTTGGTGGAGAAAGAAAATTTCAAAAAAGGGCATATTATTCTGAAAGCCACATAAAGGAAATAAGGGACATACTATCATCTATTCATATTGGTCAACCAAGAAAAGATGGATTAGTAACTAATAATAGAACTCCTACAAAACAAGAGTTGACTCGTAGAATGGGTGATGGTATACTTACTTATACGAAAACTGAAGATGGTAGATATATTCCAATTTGGAATGAAAGTATTAACTAGACCCTTTGGAGGGTAGATGGAAAAGAATGAAGAGACAAAGGTCTCTGTTACATTAGGATATACATTAAATCTTGGAAACTTTCAATCGCTTAGGCTTGATTTAGGCGTAGTAGATTCTAAGAGGGATGGCGAGACTACAAACGATGCTATGGAGCGTGTATACGGCTTTGTAGAGGCTAAATTGACTGAAAAGATCAATGAGGCTAAGGCAGAAATTTCAGAGTAATGGCAGAGCGCAAAGACCGCATGGCTTTGCTAAGTCGTTATTCAAAACATCATAAAGAAAAATATGAAGCAAAGCCAACATTAAACTTAAACGTAGAGCAGTGGGCTTCCGATGCCCTGATAGAATCATATGGAATATCTTTGTGTTATGACTTATTAGAGTACTATTTTAAAGTTGCACAAGAACCTAGTTGGAATTATTTTGCTTATAATGCAGAAAAAATATTAAAAGCAAGACTTGACAAACAGCAGGATGATATGGAAAGATTAGAAAGACGTAAAAAAGCAAAGGAATGGCTAAGTGAATAATACTGAAGCAAAAATAATTAATGCTGTTTTAAAAGATAAACAGATACATGTTCTTTTGCAAGCAAATATAGACAACATTCTTAGAACACATTCTGATATTTGGAACTTTATTAGAAACTATTTTGAGCATAATAGTTCTGTTCCACCATCATCATTAGTTGTAGAAAAATTTAGAGACTTTGAGGTTATTGATGATGTTGGTGCAACAAAGCATCATCTTGAAGAACTACAACATGAATATTTAAATGATAGCCTTAAAGATATTTTAAGATCTGCTGCAACAGAAGTACAAAATGATAAAGGTGCAGAAGCACTAACAAATCTTATTACTAAAACATCAGAACTAAAAAAGAATACATCTGCAGTTCGTGATATTGATGTTATTGATTTAGATTCTGCTATTGCATATTTTGAACATCTAAAAGCAATGGAAGCAGCAGGTAATGTTGGAATTAAAACTGGTTTGCCAGGATTTGATAACTACCTTCCATCTGGAATTACTGCTGGACAACTAGGAGTCTTTCTTGCATATCCAGGAATTGGAAAGTCATGGCTTGCACTTTATTTTGCGGTGCAGGCTTGGAAACAAGGAAAGACTCCTTTAGTAATTAGTCTTGAAATGTCTGAAACAGAAGTTCGTAATCGTGTGTTTACAATTATGGGCGAAGGTCTTTGGTCACATCGTAAAATAAGTCAAGGTAACATTGAGATGGAAACACTTAAAGAATGGCACAAACGTCATCTTGCTGGCAAGAATCCATTTCATATTATTTCAAATGATCAAGGTGGAGAAATTAGCCCATCAGTACTTCGTGGAAAGATTGACCAATACAAGCCAGACTTTGTTATTGTAGACTACTTACAACTTATGACACCAAACCAAAAGTCTGATAACGAAACAGTAAGAATGAAGAATCTTTCTCGTGAACTTAAGTTGATGGCTATTTCAGAAGAGGTACCAATTATTGCTATTTCTTCTGCCACTCCAGATGATGTTAATGATCTAAGTAGTGTTCCTACGCTTGGTCAAACAGCATGGTCTAGACAGATTGCTTATGATGCTGACTGGGTTATGGCATTAGGTAGAGCAACTAATTCAGACATCATAGAATGTGCCTTTAGAAAGAACCGTAATGGATTTATGGGGGAGTTTTTAGTCCAGGTAGATTTTGATAAAGGATACTATCGTTATAAAGACTATGAAGATAAGCAGTTATAATATGATATGTTCTTTAATCACAAGCCAATTAAAAACTTTATGGTCGATGGAGCCATCAAAGATGAGGCTACCGTTCCAAGGCTTAAAGAAGAATATATAAGACTATTAATTGTCCAAATGAAAGAAACTGGGTATGTACCTAGAATTGACATAGAGCCAAGTTTTACGCTAGACTATAACAATGAAAAAGAATCTTTTAATTTTAAATTAACAGTATATGGAATATTTGTAGGGAGAAAAAAGACAGAATGGATCATCGCAGTAGACGGCAGCAAACCAATATCTTTACAGAAGAGCAAATTAAAAGAGTTCTCATCGGATCAGGAATCACCATTGAGTCAGAGGTAGGCTCAGACTTTATTATATTTTGTCCATATCACAATAATACAAGAACTCCAGCAGGAGAGGTTTCTAAAGAATCTGGACTATTTTTTTGTTTTGGTTGCCAGCAAACTTCAGAGTTACAAGAGTTAATTATGAAAACTACTGGTAGGTCATACTTTGAATCTATTCGTTTTATCAAAAGCAAAGAAAAAGAAACAAATATAGAAGACTTAGTAAATAAAAAATTATATAAGCCAAAAGAATTTATTCAATATGACGAATTATTAATTAAAAG